AGAAATATACTTACTCTTATATTCAAGATGTAAACCGACTTTACATTAGCTTATATTGTAATGGTCAAGACGCTTATTATTTTTACATTGAGCTAGATTCCGATTCTGACACTTATGTGATGAGAGGGTGGTCTTACTTTAAAGGTAAACCAGACAATTCAAACGCATTTACAGTATTTGTAAACTTGTCAGATAAGTGTATCACGTGGGGAGATTTAGACCTTATTATTGATTCTATTTCCTCTAAAGAGCGTTTTATAAATTTGTATACTGCTTTATGTTTAGTTTCTCAAAACAATACCTTTTTTGAGTGGAAAGATTGAGGTTTTGTATGGATTCAAAAGATGGTTTATTGGTTTTATCTAACGGAATTACTTTTCCGTATAACCCTTATATTTTCAACAGAGACTCGTTCATTGCTTATTCCATACAAAGGGGTGAGTGGAAAGTAACAGAAGAACTTCTTTTGCGTTTAATTCCTTTCCTAAATGTAACTGAGGTTAATTTCGTAGGGAAGAGCCAAGTTGTCGTTAAAAGTGCAGAAAACTTTCATGTAGAGGTGAAGTTCACAGATAAGAAGATTACTTATGTACGTGTGATTCAGTTTTTCAAATGTCAGACTCAAGGTTTTGAGTTAGTACCATACAAAACTATGAGAGGGTATCTTCCTTGTGATGAACTTCCAATTTCAGTTGAAGAAAAAGTTTCAATTCCGTTATCCCAATTAGAAATGGAATTGGGTGCTTTGGTTTCGGTTATGTTGACTAAGTTTTATGGGTTTAAGTTTGAGATGGGTTTAGATTAGAGAGTGATGGGTTGATTGAAGATGAACTTAGAGAGTAAATTAGATTTATTAGCAGAATTACTTTACCATTTACACAAACTGCATATTTCAGAAGTTGAACGGTACGGTAAATTTAAAGTTTCTGATACAACTTGGTTTCAAGTAAGGGACACTCCTTGGAACTATCTTGAGATTGAGGTGTATACTGAGAAGAAAAGACATACAATTTCTTTCGATGCTTACGATTATAACCTTAGTCAGTTGAATGGCTGGCGTGTTCAGAGCTTAAGCGCACCTCAAGTTATTTCTTTTGGGGAAATAGAGGTTGATGGGGTTAGATATGAACATCTTTCACCTTCTATCATTCGACAATATATTGAGAATATACCAACAGTAGCCTTTGTTGATGCTTTTATTAAAGGTTTGAAAATATTGTTAGCATACACAGACTAAATAGATTAGGAGTAATTTTTGAGCAGTTTAGATTTAACGTGTGTTTCCTTCTTCGCAGGGGTAGGCGGTATCGATTTAGGGTTTGAAGAGCAAGGGTTTAAAACAATTTACGCAAATGAGTTTGATGAGAAAGCAAGAGAAACCTTTGCTTTAAACTTCCCTCATGTTCAGTTGGATGGTAGAGATATTCGAGAAGTTCAAGCTTCTGAGGTTCCTATAGTATATATTATTGTTGGTGGGTTTCCTTGCCAAGCGTTCTCAACAGAAGGGTATCAACAAGGTTTCCACGATGAAAAAGGTCGAGGTACATTATTCTTTGAACTGGCTCGTATCATCGAAAAGAAACAACCTCGCGCCATTTTCTTAGAGAATGTAAAGAACTTAGTTCGCCATGACAAGGGAAACACTTTAAGAGTAATTTTAAAGACTTTAGAGGACTTGGGTTACTATGTGACTTACCAAGTGATGAATGCTGCTGAATATGGTAATATTCCACAAGGTAGAGAGCGAATTTACATTATGGGGTTCAAAGATAAAGCGGTATCTGAGCGTTTTCAATTTCCCGATAAAGTAGCCTTGACCAAGACTGTCTTTGATGTGATTGACTTCAAAACGAAAGTAGATGAGCAGTATTATTACAGGGAAGATAAACATTATTATCCTTTGTTAAGAGATAATATTGTGTCTGTAGGTAGTATTTACGAATATCGCAGAGGAAATACGATAAGAGAAAACAAGAGTGGTGTTGTACCTACATTATTAGCTTCTATGGGGACAGGCGGAAATAATGTACCTCTGATTTTAACAGAAAGTGGAGACATAAGGAAAATGACTCCAAGAGAATGTTTCAATACACAAGGTTTTCCTCGTTCGTATCAATTCTCGGAGAGAATGGCAAATAGTCACTTGTACAAGCAAGTGGGGAATAGCGTTGCGGTACCGGTAGTATCAAGGATTGCGGAGCAGATTAAATTGGCTTTAGAGAGTGAATAAGAAGAAGATGAGCAAAAACAAACGACAACAACTCCAACAAACATTGGAAAAGACCTTTGATAAGGTAATTGGTTTAGCAGACGATGTAAATGGTGAAACAATTGAAGTTTCTGCTAAGTACTTGGTTTATGTAGAGCTTGCAAAAGACTTAGTTTATCTATCATTAGAGAATAAGAAGTCAGGTAAGAGAGTTCACGAATTGCATATTTCGGTATCGAAAGATTTAGATGTTTTCTTCTCAGGTGATACTTATGGGTCTTTCAGTTCTTTACCACTTAAAACTTTAGAGCATATTGTACAATATGCTGCAAAAGGAACTCCACAATTTACACGTGGTTTTGAGATTTTGGTAGAATCGATTTCTACGGAATTCCAAGTGTCTTGTTTCTTGAGTGCTTTGGAAGAGGTAGTTAGTTAATTTTTATTTAGGAGGGTATAGTTAATGGTAAAACTAGCAAACAAACAGACAGTAGAATTATGGCACTACCTAAGACAAGGTTTTGAAGAAATGTTGAACTCTGATGAGAACCGTTTACCGGTGAAGTCAGTTAACCAAGTTTCTCCTAGCTATAAGTTTTCTGTGTTATTAAGTGAGTCTGTTTTTCAAATACGACTATTGAAAAATACACTAGAAACTAATTTAGATACTGATTTAGTTCATGAGATTGAGATTTATTACGATAGGGTACTAGGTAGATTTTCTTTTAGGGGTGTTTCTTGTAATCAGAAAACTGGAAAAAGGAAGGGTGTATCTACCGTAGCTTATTTACAAAATCTACTAGATGGGTATATTTTTAAACAGATTTTAACTGATTTGGTTGAGAATGTAGCTACAATTAAGCAAGTTGAGTATTTAAACTTAGGTATTCAGTTATCAGGTCTTGGTTTTGATGTGGTAGAGGGTTGATAATATGAGCAAATACAAAGGTTTAAAAAGAGACCAACTTGAAGAGTTGGTAGTAGAAAAACTTAATTTCTTCTTGAAATATTTAGATGGTCAATCTTCTTATCCTATGGGTAAGTTCCCCACGGGTATCCCTTCCCCATGTGGAGGAGACTACCTCATTTGGGTAGGTTGCTCTGAGGGTACAGTTTCCTTTACACTACAAGATACTAACGGTTTTGACTACCATAACATTAAGATTGATAAATTTGGCGGTAGTAGACAAGTTGTAGAACTTGCAAGTCGTCCGTTTAAAGAAACTGGAGAAATTTGGTTTGGTAAGTCTTTCAGTCTTCATTGTGATTGGGATGATTTACAAATGAGTCCAACTATGTTCACCAAACAGTTGTTACCTTATATTCGTAAGAAAGACCAAGTTTTAGCGTATTGGTTAGGTCTAACTGCGGTTCAAGATTATTGTTAGAAAGGTCATTGTATATGTTTAAAGGTTCAAGAGGAGTTCGTCTTCTATATAAAAAGAAAGATTGTGGTTATGACTATATTCAACCAGTAATTTTACCAAGTGGTGAGAAGGTTTTGGTCTATGGGAACACTTTGGAAGGTTGTCCTATATCTACGGTTGCTGAGGTGGAATTAAAACGAGCAAGTGACCTAGTTTATGCTCAAAGTAGAATTATAGAGATTGAGGGGTATTTACCTTTGCACGTTGTTCCTAATTGGGAAACTTTATTGGGTTATTCTGAGTTATTTGAAGATTAAGCAGATGTTGTAGATGGATTTCAGAAACAAAGAAAAACAAGCCTTATTAGATGACCTCCTATACTTGTGTGATTGTGTAATAATTTAAAAGTTACGCAGAAGTATGATACTTATTATGAGGTAGATGAGCATTATCCTAATATAGAAATTACTTTACTAGTAGGTGAGCGTAGAAAGGTTCATTCTTTAGAGTTAAACTTCCTACCTTGGAGGTTTGAGCATAATGTTCACCTTATGTCTTCGTATCTTTTAGATAGTTTTGACTGGAAAGAGAGTAATGTTTGGGTTAGTTTTGCAAACACTAAACAGTTAGAACAAGTATTAGCTGACTGGATAAACTCTATTCGCAGTCCTTTACAAGTGCAGCTTTATTTGGATATTTTGCAAAATCAGTTAAGAGGTGTTTATTATGGTGTTTAAAAGTAAAGTAAAAGAGTCTTTATATCAAGAGTTGAGAGCTTTCATTCTTCGGTATCAATCAGGACTTGTGCGTAACACAGTCAAACCTATGGATACTACTGATATGTTGACACGGCAGATTTTTGTCCACCTCAGAATTACTGAGGATAACGCAGTTTTAGTACATTTAGTAGACAAAGAGGGTTATCCGCTTTTTAAACTAGAGTTTTATTTTGGTGTTGCAGATGGTGTGAACTATGTAGGTATTAAATACAGTGACGTTGATGGTTTAGGTTCATTACAAACTTTTCCTTTAACCGATAACTTAGCTATTGATAACTTTTTAGTTCAAATAATTAAGTTTATTCCTTCTGAAACTTACATCAAGCATTATTTGACAGTGTTTAAAAAAAAATCAAGTTCGAACATGGTTAGTATAAAATTAGTGAGGTAAAAACAATGGAAAATCAAACAATTTCCACACGTGGAATTCGTCTATTATTCGATGCACAAGGTTATGGTAAAGATTATGTTCAAGCAGTGATTCTCCCTGATGGTAGGAGACTGGTGATTACAGGTTCTACTTATGGTATGGGTGCTCCGCTTTCTGCTTTAACTGAAATTGAAGTGAAGCGTAAATCTGATTTAAAGTGGGCAATTAAAGACCTAGTTAACCAAGGGTATCAACAAGTTGATGGTTCTCGTATTTATGATGAATTGCGTGAGTTTGATAAGTTAATGCCTTATGGTATTTAGACTTTAGTAGGTAGAGAAAGAGAATAGGTGCTAATATGAATAACATTCAATTTCGTTTTGAAACCGCTTATGGTTATGATTTCGTCCAATTTGTGATTTTGGATGACGGTCGTAAATTTGCAATTACTGGGCAAATGGGAGTCGGTTTTGCGATTTCTCCTAGATACACGATTTATGTGAAGAAGAAGTCTGACTTGAAAGAGTTCTTGGATAAGGCTATTAAATTTGATGGTTATATCTTGAAAGACAATTACAATGATAACTTAGAACTTCAAACCTACGAAAACCATGTTTTTCGTTTTGATACAAATTAAAAACCTTGGAGGGTATCCTCATGCGAAATTTTGCTTTATACAATCCTAGTAATGATTTATATGTGTCTTATGTCGCTTTTAATCGTAAGACTAAAAGCTACGATATTGAGTTCACACGCGACTTGCACTCTATTCGGTTTTGGAAGATGAAGTCAAGTGCAGAAGCACAAGCACAGAGAATTTTCGATTGGAATCGAAATGTGGCGCTTGAGGTGCGAGAACTTAGATAAGTTTTTTCTTGACAGAGAACTTCAACTTAGGTTGGGGTTCTTTTGGTTTTACAGTTTATTATTCCTTGACAATCAAGACTTATTTTGCTATACTAAATTTAAGAAAACATTGAGGTAGAAAAATATGTTAGAAACAAACAAAACGAATGCAAATAACTTTGTAGTTTCCCAAGCAGTAACAGAATTGGTTGCCAACTCTATTTTGAATGAGGGTTTGACCTTACTGAAGGTTGAAAGTGGGGGTGTTAATGATGACACGCATGTTTATTACTTCTCAAACAATATTGGACACATGTTACCCACAGATGATTACACCGATAGAGAATTTGCAGTGAAACTAGTCTTTCTAAGACGTGAAAGCATAAAAGTAGATGAACGTATGTCGGAGCGTAACCTCTTTATCTACGGTATCGACAAATTTACTATTTCTCAAGCTTATACAGACAACGATGTAGCTGCAACAGGTTTCCTAGACTATCTTTATGAGCAATTAAACCATGAAACGCTTGCTGAGTTTTACATTTATGAGGAAACTTTGTTCACATCTTTGAATGATTTGATTGAGTTTCACTTAGCGAATAAACAATAAGTATAAAACACCCCTCTAAAACCCCTCAGATTGCCTCAGACTTAATTTTAAGTCTAACTTCGATAACTTATACGGTTTAAATTTAAAATGTGGTAGAGAGCGTCTTAGGGGGTTTTATTTGGAAAGGAACAGATGCACAAGAAAATCATAGCAATTTGGGCGCAAGACACTAAGGGTATCATAGGTAAAAATAACCACCTCCCTTGGCACCTACCAAAAGACCTTAAGCATTTCAAAGAAACAACGTTAAATCAAGCTATTTTAATGGGTCGAGTTACTTTTGAGGGAATGAATCAACGGCTTCTTCCCAATAGAGAAACGTTGATTTTAACTACTCAGTTGGGCTACCAAGTAGATGGAGCAGTTGTTGTAACCAGTGTAGAAGAAGTCTTGAATTGGTACGAAAATCAAGACAAAACTCTTTACATTGTAGGTGGAAACCAAGTTTATAAGTTGTTTGAACCTTATGTTGATGAATTGTTTGTTACACAAGTTCAAGCTGAAGTAGTGGGTGATACTTATTTCCCTAGAGATTTTGACTTCTCTAGGTTTTCTTTAGTAAGTAGTGAAGATTATGAGAAAGATGAACAAAATGAGTTTGAGTTTACGATTGAACATTGTGTGAGGGTGTGATTATGAGAGTTGGTTCCTACATTGAAATAAAGTACAAGACTAAAGGTGGCGAAATTTTTTATTCAATACAAGAAGTTCTTCAATTTGGGTATAGCGAGCGTTATGGTTGTGAGGTTGTAGTAGTCGATAAAGACTCCCCTATGTACTTTGGGTATCCATCGGGTGAGTTGTTACTTTCCTTGAACTTCGAGTCGCAAATTGTAAAAGCAAAAGTCACTTCTTGGACTGATCCATACAAAGAACTTTATGGAGAATATTACTGAAAACTAGGAAACCTCTTGACTTTCAAGGGGTTTTGTGCTATAATAAAACAAAATTTGATAGGTGGTTTAGATAATAGATGACTAAGAAATATGTTGAGAATGAGATTTTGAAACACCCAAGTCGATACAATGAGAATAAGGTTGAAGCTTGGGATTTTACAACTTTCTCTTTATTACCTCACACGATTGGTACTGTAGTTGAATATGTGATTCGCTATAAACATAAAGGCGGTATCCAAGATTTGGAGAAAGCCAAACGTTGGTTGAAAAAGGCTAAACAGTCTTATAAATACCTCGCTCTCTGCGCACCTAACTTGACTGTCTCTGAATATTTGGAGTTAGTTCCAGAAGTTAACACTAAGAACTTCGCAGACTTGTCTGAGGAGCAGTTGGGTATCCTCAGAACGGCTCAAACTTTAACAATGAGTTTAGATAATGAGCGTATTTTCAAAGAGTGTATTGCTATTATTGATAAATACTTAACTTTACTGATTGATATGGAGAAAGAGGTACTTTGATGTTTTTAGCTTTTATTCAATATTTAGTTGCTCTTGTTTACTGCATGCATGGCTTTGCTCTAGCTTTCAGTTTACTTGTTCGGAGAGATGTTTTGCCTGAATTAGGTTTAAGTGTGCGTTCAGTTTCACTTTGGTTACTTACCTTTGTTCTTTACACAGCCTTACTTACTTTTATCATTTTATTTGTAAGTCAAATCGGTGTATCAAATTTAGTTTTCTTTCTTACCTTGAATGGAACTATGTTTCTATTTATGATTTTGTTGGATGGTTGGTTATTGTGTAGAAAGGTTCCTTAACATGCTTCAAGTTTTATCCAGCGGTATCGTCATTTTGTACCTAACTAATTTTTTTGTTTTAGGATTTGTATATGCAATTCCACATTTGCAAACTAAGTTTAAGGTTTCTTCAAAAGATGTGTTTAATGCTATTCTTGTTACTATTCTTTACACACTCAGTTTAGTTGCATTATTTTGTGTAGTGAAAGAGTTAGGAATATCAGAGTCTAAGTTGCTTTATACATTTGATAGCTTACTGTGGTTTTATTTAGTTTGTTTGTATGGTTATTTCATGTTGAGAGAGGAGAAGAAATGAACGTTTCAGAATTGATTGCTTATTTATCACAATTTCCACCAACAAGTTCTGTAGAAGTAAAGATTTCAGGATTTGACGATTCTGAGGATGGTCGTCTGAATTTATTTGGGATGGTAAACGGAGCCATAAAAACAGAGGTTGGGTATCCTCAACTGATTGCAGAGTTCGACACTGCAGAGCCTTATGATTGGGGTGATTAAGTTATGTTATCATGGTTTTTGTTACTGAGAGCTATCCATTTAACGATTGTCGCTTTTGTCTACTTTGTATGTTTTGCATTTGCACTTTATCCAGATACCAAAAGTTACTTTTGTTACTTTAGTAAAGTTCGATTTACTCTAAAAACTCTGTTAGCAGTATTTTACTATGTGGTGTTCTTTGAACTTCAGTCCATAACTGAACTCTCTAATTTCCATATTTGGGTATCCACATTGCTGATTTTACTTGATATAACTGAGATATGGTCTCGTAGCTACAGAACCTATGGTTTTAAAGAGTTCAGGAAGACTTTTGGTAAAGCAGCTTATTTCTTTGTTTAGAATAGAAAGTAGGTATTTCGGTTATGGTACACGGGTTAAAAATTGCCCCTAATTACTTTGAGAAAGTTGTCTCTAAAGAAAAGACTTTTGAAGTTCGCTACAATGATAGAAATTTCCAAGTTGGGGATATTTTAAAGTTGATGGAATATGTAGATGGTTCTTATACAGGTCGTTCTGTTTACGCTAAAATAACTTATATTCTTAGAGAGTTTGAAGGTCTACAACCAAATTTTGTAGTTCTCTCTATTGAGTTGATTTAGAAGGGAATTAAGTATGAATTTCAACCCAGAATTAAATAATATTTTCAACTTAGGTTTACTCATTGGTTTTGCTAGTTTGTGGGTTTTCCACGTAATCTACTTTTGCCTTCCCTTCTTTGTTCCTCCTTTTCGTAGTAGCATTAAATTAAAAGATAGTGATTTGAATGCGATTTCAAATTTCACAATGGAAGTAGGGGTTGGATTGGTTATCGGGTTAGGTGTGATTTCGTCTTTATCTTCTAAATGGTCTGACGCAATAGGTTATATTTACGCACTCCTTTCTACTTTAGCTTTCTGCGTGATTTGGCGCTATGTTAAGTCTCATGAAAATTAAGTTTCTAAGGGG